CGGTGAAGGCGGGCTTGGACGAGGGCAGAGTGACCGAGGCCTCGGCGTAGGCACCGACCGAGCCGCCGATGGCGCCGGGCGTGACGATCACGTTGGCCGTGATGGTCGCGCCGCCGTTGATCGGCTCGAACGTCATGGCGACGGTCTGGCCCTCGTTGGCGTAGAGGTAGCGGGCCAGCGAGTTGTTGACCGACCAGTCCTGGAGGTAGGTCATGTCGAGGGTCCACGAGGCGGTGTCGACCTCCTGGTAGACCGCGCTCGGGGTCATGGCCCGGACGGAGACGACCGAGGTCGACGGCGTGAACTTCACGTCGCGGACTGCGGCCTCGTAGGAGTCGGTCGCGCCGAACTTCACCAGGGCGTTCTTGATGAACAGCGGGGCAGGGGTGATGGCAGCCATGTCAGTGAGCCTCGATCTCGCAGTCGATGGAGAAGGCCGGGAAGACGGGAGCGTCCTCCTGGACCTGGTAGGTCGTGCGCTTGGCCGACGTCCACATCAGCCAGGGCACGGTGTCGAGGGCGTCCAGGACCTTGGCGGCCCTGGCCTCGATGTCGTCGTCGGCCTGGCCCGGGATCGTCCGGGCGGTCGCCACGACGACGCGGGCCTTGAGGTGCCGGGCGCCGGAGTAGCGACCGGGCTGCACCTCGTCGAGCAGGACCATGACGAGGTCGCGGTCCTTCTCCGGCGTCACCGCATCGGCATGGTCGACGACCTTGACCTCGTCGAGGACCAGGCGCTCGCGCAGTGCGTCGGCCAGCAACTGCCGGACGCTGGTCGGCGGTGCGGTCAGCGGGTCGTCGTACCCGAGGTCGGCGGTCATGCCGTCGCCCCGAGGGTGCCGATGGCGGGCTTGCCCTTGCGGGGCCGCAGCAGCGCCTTGACCGTCGCGGTCATCGGGCGCACGCGGATGGCGTAGCCCGAGTCGCCGTAGCCCAGGACGTCGCCGTTGCGCTGCGTGGCCTGGTAGTGCTCGATCGCCTGGAGGACCTCGGCCATGACGTAGCGCCGGGGCACCGTCGTGACGACCGGGGCGTAGACCTCCAGGACCTCGTGCGCGGAGTCGAGCATGGCCTGGAGCAGGGCGTCGTCGATCGGCGCATCGGGCCACAGATCCCGTGCGTCGTCGATGGTCGCCCAGTTGGCCATGCTCGACTCCGTTCCTGGCAGGTCGGTCAGACGATGTGCTGGACGGAGGCGAGGCCGTTGTCGCTGTGCAGCACCGTGGCGTAGTAGCCGAACAGGCCCTGGTCCACGCCGCCGTTGGCGATGTTGAGGGCGTCCACGCGGATCGGGCTGCCCGGCAACTCCAGGAACTGCACGGCGGAGTCGACACCGGCGATGACGGTGCGGACCGGCAGCGTCGAGGTCGGCACGATCTTGAAGGACTGCATCGTGCCGTCCTCCAGGCCCAGCGCCATGTTGAGGAACTCCAGGACCTGGTCCTTGGGCGTGAGCAGCAGCGAGCGGTACACGTCCGGCGCCACGAGGGCGAACGTCGGCACGCCGTAGTCGATGACCGCGAGGGCGGCGTCGACCAGGGCGGCGGCCTGCTTGGTCACACCCGAGGGCACGGTGCCCGGGGCCACGACGGTGGCGCTGGCCTCGATGAACTCGGCGAGGGCGGCGTCGGACTTGCGGGCGTAGGACTCGGTCATGGCCTCCAGGTAGGACTGGAGGAACGCGGTGTCGCCGAAGTCGAAGAACTTGCGGTCGATGTCGTGCGCACCGGCGAGGCGGACCGCCGAGGTGGTCATCGCCTCGGTGTCGACGGCGCCCGACGTCACGGCGGCCTTGTTGCCCGCGTAGGTGGCGACCTCGGGCTTGGTCACCCAGCGCCAGCCCTTGATGTCGTAGGACTCCAGGGTGCCGCCCTTGACCAGCGGGACGATGCGGCGGGTGTAGGACTTGCCGTCCCACAACTCGCCGAGGAACTGCTGGGTGGTGACGTCGCCGCCCACACCGGACTGGGTGATGTCGGCGAGTGCGGCGAGCATCGTGCGGTCCCCGGCCTTGGTGGCAGCGGTGAGGCGCTCGACGAACTCGCGCGTGGTCTTGATGCCCTGCTTGCCGCTGGCCGCGCTGGCGGCGAGCGACGCGGTCGCGGTCTTCACGGGATCGGTCTCCTCGTTGTCGTCCTCGTCCTCGATGGACTCGGAGTCTGTGTCGGCCTCGTCGGTCTCGACGGGCTCGTCGGTGGAGGTCTCGTCGGTCTGCTCGACCTCGTCGACCTGGTCCTCGGTGGTCTCGTCCTCGTCCTCGATCTCGCCCTCGTCGCTGGCCGTCATGGCCGAGACGCGGGCGAGGTCGAAGGCGGGCTTGGTGACGGCGGCGACGGCGTCGAGCAGCCCGCCGAGCAGCGACCCGTTGCGGATCACCGGGTTCTGGACCTCGACGCTCAGGCCGGTGCGCAGGCCCTCGGCGACCTCGGCCAGCAGGTCGTTGCCCGCCGTGGTGTTGGCCACCGTGAAGGTCGCGACGATGCCGTCGTCGGTCACCTCGTGGCTGAGCATCCGACCGACCGGGCGCGTGCCGTCGTGCTCCATGTTGAGGAGCACCTGGTCGGCGATCTTCACCGAGTCCTTGGACGCGGTGACGGTGCCCGCCGAGGTGTTGCCGGGCGAGCCGAACGGCAGGACCAGGCCGGTGATGGTCCGCTTGGCCTGGTCGGCCGCAGTCAGGCGACCGAGCACCTTGATCGTCATGGGTCAGTCCTTCACGGGAGTGCCCGAGCGGCTGAGGCTCGCGGCGTCGTTGAGCACCTGCGTCATGTCGGGCGCGATGCGGTGTCCGGGCGGGCAGACCGAGTCCATCGACAGAGCGGCGGCGATGGCGTCGGCGTAGGGAGCGATGCCGTACAGCGGCAGGGTCTGGCCGTTGGCGGTCTCCTGGTTGCTGTACGTCAGCGAGGACTCGACGGGCCCTGCGTCGATCGAGACTGCGGGCACGCCGACCAGGCGGGCGATGTCGACCGCGCTGGCGTTGCGGGCCTCGACCAGGACGTCGGCGATGATCTGGCCGAGGCCCTGCACGTCGAGCCCGTTGGGCAGGTAGGCGACCGCACCGTCAGGGTCCTGCCGGGCGTCGCGCCAGGCCTTGAGCAGGTCGTCGATCTCGTCGTCGTCGAGGATGTCGTCGTTGGTCTGCTTGATGACGGTGAAGGGCAGCGGGTTGCGGACGACCCGCTGCCAGGCCCGCTCCAGGTTGATGGCTCCACGCAGCGCATCGGCGCCGGTGATGAGCAGCCCGTCGTGCGGGCCCTTGATCACGATGACCTCGGACGGGTCCATCGTCTTGTCGTCGATGACGACGTTGCCGACGTCGTCGAACTGCCAGAGGTCGGGGCGCACGCGCACCGCCGACAAGATGTTTCCATCCGAGTCGCGCTCGACCTGGAGGACGCACCAGCCGCCGAGGATCAGGTCCTCGGCGACGAACTGGGCGCGGTACTGCGGGGCGATCGGGCCGTCGGTGGCGTAGAGCCATGCGGGCTGATCGGTGACCTCGACCTCGCCCTGGTACTCAACCCAGGGGCACCGGGCGAGGGTCGAGGTCACCAGCGAGACTGCCCGGACCAGGGCGGGCACTCGCATGGCCTGGTCGCGAGCGACAGGTCCGGCATCCCCAGCGCCGAAGATGTCGCGCCACACCAACGGTGTGAGGCTGCCCGTGACCCATGGCGAACGGATGCCATGGGTCACGGTGGCGGCCGAGGCCTCCAGGGCAGCGCGACTGACCGGCGGATCCATGACCGCGCCGGTCAGGCGTAGTGCGCGCATGATGCCCATCGCTACCAGTGTCGGGCCGAGATCCCTTGAAGCCCAGGCGATGAGGGGCATTGGCCCTAACTCGACGTGCGGATGCGGGTCCGCTCCCTAGGTTTCTTGGTAGCGGCCTGCCATGCGGCGTGAGTGATCGCGACCAGCGGTGCCGCGTGCGGCGTCCGGCGCCAGAGGAACGACTCGCCGAACGGACGGCGCTCGGCCTCGGCGACCGCCTGGTCGAGGTGGTCGTCGGCGACGTGCCGCAGACCGCCGGTGGCGATGCGCTCGATGATCGAGGCGTACCCGCCGCGCAGGTCGCCCGACCGCAGCGGCTCGACGCGCGGAGTGCGCAGGCGCTGCAACTGCTGGGCGACGTCGATCGACGGACCGATCGGGTCGTAGACCGTCGAGGCCCGCAGCGTGCGGCTGAGGCGGTCGACCTCGGGCGCGACCCAGTGCGTGCCCTCGTCGACCCGCAGGACCTTGACGATGACCAGGTCCGCCTCGTGGTCCTTCCAGGCCGCGACCAGTGCCGCGCTGCTGCCGTCGGTCGAGGTGTCCCAGGCCAGGACGCACGATCCGTCGGCGGGCTCCTGCGCCTCGTCGAGCCCGAGCGAGGTCCACTGCTCGGGGTCGATCAGCGTCGTCGACCTGGAGGCTGGCCACAGCCCGCAGTACTCGCGGCCGAACGCGACCGCATCGAGGTCGTCGCGACGCTCGGCCACGATCTCCAGCGTCGTCATGCCCGAGGCCAGGCCCGGGTGGTTGGCCAGCCAGACGTCGGGGTCGTCGATGTCGTCGTCGTCCAGGGCTGCGAACTCGACGATCCCTCCCCTGCCGTTGCGGCCTCGCTCCAACTCGTCCCAGAGCAGGCCCTCGCGGACCTCGCCCGCCGTGCCGCTGACGATCAGCAGCGCCTCGGGCCTGGTGTCGAACAGCGGGAGGATCGCGCCCAGCAGGTCGCGGGTCGTCGGCACGTCGTGCTCCTGGCCCTCGTCGAGCCAGACGATGTCGGCCTCGTCGCCTCGGAAGGCGTCGCCCTTGGGCGCTCGGATGTCGATGCGGCTGCCGTTGGCGAACAGCACCGCCTGGCGTCCGGCGGCGTACCTCGGCGACCAGCCCTCGGTGCCGGTGCGGGTCAGCCTGTCGACCAGGTCGCGGAAGCGGTCGCCCGCCTTCAACTGCGACTGGGCGGTGAAGGCGACCAGCGTGCCCGGGCGGGTCAGGCAGATCCCGACGACGGCGGCCCAGATCCCGACGGTCTTGCCGCACCGACGTGGCTCGCAGACCGCGACCCGTCGGTAGAGCCCGGACAGGAGGACCCGGGCCACCTCGTCCTGGTGGCGCTTGGGCTCGATGCCGATCGCCTGGCAGCCCACCTCGAAGGCGTCCAGGCGCACCTCGTCAGGCGTCGGGCTCAGGTGCCGGGGCCTGCACTCGACACCCTGGGAGAACGAGCGGGAG